ACAACTAAAATGATCAAATTAAACAAAAAAGACAGCAAACAGGTTGATGGGGAAACTCTTTACAGGGTCATCTGTAATGGAGATGAAACAGAAGCATATGCTTCTGAGAATTGTTATTTTTCAAATGATGTCATCGTTAGTGGTGGACACTTCCGTGGTGGAACCTTCCATGGTGGAACCTTCCATGGTGGAGTCTTCCATGGTGGAACCTTCCATGGTGGAGTCTTCCGTGGTGGAACCTTCCATGGTGGAACCTTCCATGGTGGACACTTCCATGGTGGAACCTTCCATGGTGGAACCTTCCATGGTGGAGAGTGGAGACAATCACCACTTTTCATCCAAGGTTCAGTCCATCCTGTGACCCTGGTTGAAGACAACCAAGTGTACATAGGTTGTGAGAAGCACCATATCAATCACTGGATGGTGAACTACCGGAAAATAGGTAGAAAAAATAGATATTCAGAAGAACAGATTGCTGAGTATTACAAATATATCAAACTGATAAAAGAGGTCACCGATGAACATTAAAAAGATCAGAGAAAAGTTAAACCTGAGTCGCTATGAATTTGCTGAGAAAACAGGTGTAACTGTTTCAACAGTCATCGCTTGGGAGGGGGGTCACAGAACACCTGGAAAATCGGCACAACTGCTGATTGAACAACTTGAACCCAGGGAAGAGACAGTTGCTGAGTTCACGATCAGAGGTGTAACCAACAAAGTATGTTATACCGTGGACACTAAATCCATTAATCATACTACAAATAATGAAAAAATCATTACATTTCAGGATGGTTCAAAGTTAAAAATAACAAAAAACAGTATGACAATCGTAAAGGAAAACAATTAAAATGATGAAAAGGAGAGAAACAATTGACAAAAAGTAAAGCAGAAATTAGACGAAGTAACATGTTCGAAAAGTTGACAGAAAAGTTTTGCCCAATGATCAGACATCGCTGTAGACCTGACTGTATCTGTCTCTACCCTGGTAGAGTCTACCAATCATCAGCAGAATTTGACACATGGGCGATTGTTGAACCACGCTGTACTAACCCAACATTAAATAAAGGATAAGAAATGTATTATAACTTCCCAGAAACCAAGTTTGTAAAAGAAAATAAACCATCTGATCAGGTGAGACACATTGTCTCTGAAATGAAAGAGATTCAGGATGAACTCAACAAAACACCATTGCAGATGACCCGTGTCTATGAAGAGATTGTTGATCTTTATCATTCAATCGAAACCCTATTCAGAATGCTCAATGGTAAAGTCTTGAATGAGACCGTGAGCAAGGTTAGACATAAAAATCAAGTTCGTGCTTATTATTCTCGCTCAGATGAACCTGAACCAATACCTACACAAGTTACTAAACCACTCAAACCATTGGATAGATTGGGAATTCACGCTAAAGAAGTGTTAGACGAAAGAGACTTAGCACTTCGTGCTGAGATAGTCAAAAATGCACAGATTGAACTTGATGACTATTTAATGGATCGTATATCAATTAAATCAACATCACCAGTAGAAGTAGAAGTAGAAGTACAGGATGAATACGAATCCCTGTGGTCAGTCCTCAGACAAGCACTTGAACAGGCTCAGGACGGAAAAGGAAAAGAGAGACACGCTCAAGGTTTACCTTTCGACAAACAACCCATTATGAATATACCCAGGTTACAAAACTCTGATATCGGTCTTATGTATCAGGCAATCAAGAAACTCCAGGAGTCACAGCGCATGGAAAAAGACCCGGCAATCCGTGAACGTCTTGGTGCAATCAATTATATAGCTGCAAGTATATTGTGGCTGAAAGAGAAAGAGGTTGAATAATTAAAAAAGACAACAAGGTTATACCGTTTCGCAAGAAAGAAGAGAAACAGATTGACATTGATCCATTCAACGTCATCGGTTATTATCGGTTTCAATTATTTTTCACAGTATGGTGTATTAAAACGTTATGGAGGAACGTTCGATGATGGAAGAAAAGTTTTACAAAAACATGATTGACGGTACAGGTGCTAACATGTTAATTTCATCACCTTATGATTTTGGCTATAAGTGTACCTTCGCTGTTGAAATTATTTATCATGGTGAAAGATTCAGAGCGTCATAGGAAGGAAAGTGTAATGGTTGAAAAAACTGAAGCATGGAAAACAACAGATGGTAAACTTTTTATAGACAAACACATGGCAATTGAGCACGATAAAGAATCAGAATTCAAAGAATGGTACAGTCAAAACGAAATTTATGAAGTACTTACAGTTGATGAGTTTGTGTCGTATGTAAAAATGCACAAATCAGAATTTTTATCTTTTCTTATTGACTAATCCACAATAAAAAGCTACTGTAGATATACAGCGACCCTTTCAAAGTACCCTCCTAAGAGAAACCCTGCTTTAATTAGCAGGGTTTTTTTTCTTATTTCACCAAAGATAAAGTTGATTCATTTTTAATATGTAACATCTGAGCCTGATAAATATTATAAAGCTCACTTCCTTTTTTACCTTCATAAAGCTCGTGGTTTCGTATCACCCATAATCTAACATGATCTGAACCTTTCCAGGCTTTCACGTTGCGACCAATGCCAGACTGTTTCAAAACTTTACCAATCACCTGAGGCGATGGTGTATTCTTCAAATCAATGGAAACGTCGAACATTTGGGCTGATTTAAGAGCAATACTGATATCCTTCATGCTAAGAAGATCAGCGGCAAAAAGTGATAATTTCTCGTCAATGAACTCTTTCAACAGACTAACAAGTGGGTCTTCTGAAGCTGTTTGAATGTCTTTAACAAAATCAGTAACAATTGGAGCCATTCCGGGGTCATAATCAGACAGGTCAACTTGAGTCATCAAATAATGCACACAGTGTTTCCACCCCTCACAATCACGCATCCAATACCATCGGTCAGCCCAATATTTACGCCATTCCGGGGTCACTTGTCTGTCCTTACCTCTGACTGTAACATCTGTCCACACTGCATAATAACGCCTTGAATCTGACGTCAACTTAAGAGGCATGGCACTATTTGAGGTCATAGACACATTAAACACGTTCTTGATGGTGATGGGACGTATACCTTTTGGATCAGCTCTCAGTGTATAGGGTGGATTTGCTGCAAGGGGTTTCAGTTTGTTCGTAACAGCACTTGCACCTTGTCTATCACCAAGTTCAGTCTCATTAACATGTAAATACTTGGTGGAGAGTATGTAGTCGTTGAAGTTTTTGAGCAGTTCATCACCTTCAATTGACTTTGCGTCCTGTCCAAAAGCTCTCACAAGAGGATCAAGAAGAAAATCTTTACCATTACCTTCACCACCGCTCAAAAGAAGAATATGGTTGATCTTACGTTCAGGGTGACGTAATGTAAAAGCCATCCATTTAAGAATGTGTTCTTTGTGGTCTTGCCACCCGAGAACATCGAAATGATTAAGCCATCGGGACACATCACCAGGGACACCTTGTTCGATGTCACCCACCCAACCATTCACGAATGTCACACCTTTTTCGTTGAATATGTCACCATCACCAGGAGAATAGTCAAACCGATCAACTTTGCGGACTTTACCGCCCACCAGAGCATCAAATCTTGCAGCTTCATCTATATGACTGTATGCATTCTGAAAAGCCTCAGCAGTTAACCACATTCGTTTTGATTGATTGTAAAACTGATTCTGTTCAGCAACATAAACGAACTCCTTATAAAAATCAGAATTTTTCTTCTTGTACCATTCTGATCGTTGTTGAGTTAGGATCGATTGAAGATCCGGTTTCGTCCAGTCCATATAATCACGGACTTGATCCCACCATTTCAACCGGGAACCGTGATCAAGATTGTCCACTGCTTTAAGTATCTGATAAGACATCTGAACAGTCTCATCATTCCCTGCTGGTAACGTGCGAAGTTTATCAATCAGGTCTTGGTATCCAGAAATTTTATCCTGTGTATTTTCAGTAACTTGAGTCCCTCCGGAATTGTTTACGTTCATGAATCCAAATTTATCTTTAACCTGTCTCCTGTCATTAACCGCACCGAAAACACGCAACGTTTTCCATGTTTCCATGTCGCGTCTAAATCCGGGTTTATGTGACTCAATGAATTCAAGCAACTCTTTTCCGGTGCGTTGCTCACAGGCCCCGTGATGACATTTGAAACCGATCGATCCATCATCATTGGTGAACACGGCGGCCCCATCATCAGCGGCACCTGTATGTTCGTTGACCCATGGACAAGTGATATCATAACGACCGTCTGACCTGACCTCTTTTATCTTTATGATATCAGGAATATTAACCAAAGGATGATCATCAACTTTGCTTGCACCATCAACCCGCCCTTCTCTTCGTTCTGCGTTAAGATCAACACCGAAGGGTTCAGCCAGGGATTCAATCGACACCTTCACCAGAGGTGACCATTCGAGCATAACACAGCGTTGAGGTAGACCATTGACAATTTTTGATGCTTTCGTATTCACACCTTCGGGTAACCTGACATATCGGGTCACACCTTTCATACCGGGATCTTTACCAGAGGGTGCAAGACCTTTTGCGACCAAACCGTCAAGCAGATTTTCGACCTTGTGACGCTCAGAACAAGGATGATCAAGAATCCATCCCCACTGCTCAGAACCCGGTGATGTCAACAGTTTGTATGTTGGGGCCGGTAATCGTCTCACCTGATCAATGTCAAGCTTTTCCCGCACGTCATCTGCAACAATCACATGTGTGCAACGGAACAATGCTTTCCGTCTGCGTGCTTTGTTTTTGTCGTCTGCATAAAATGTTGATATCGTGAAATATTGATTACTGTTTGGTAAAATAGATGTTCGGGAATAATAATCACCTCCCCAACACTTATATCTGTTTTCATTTGAAATGTTCGATGGGTCATCGTGAAAGCTGGTGACATGCACCCACACGTGATCCACACCGAACAGTGTTTGAAGAAATTCTTTATTTGAGACCATCAATCACCTTTCGTAATCATTGCAACTGTAATAAACATTGTAACTATAATAATAGTTACACATATAAAAAACACTATCATTACAATGTCCACACCATCTATATTCATTTACACACCTCCTCATTTATATACTTATCAGCACAACTTTTATGACACACTCTTTCAGTGTCATCTGGTAGTTTTATTTTACGAAAATGATTCCCGTATAGTTTACGACCACAAATCCAACAAAAACGAACTTTATTTTTCATTCAACCCTCCTTATATTCATGCGCCCACACGTGACCCACACCGAATAGTGTTTGAAGAAATTCTTTATTTGAGACCATTAATCACCTTTTATAATCATCGCAACTACAACGATAGTTACGCATGTTATATATGTTATCGTTATAATACTTGCACCATCTATGTTCATTCACACACCTCCT